TACTGCTGACTTTTTGGCTTTGCTTAGGCCTGCGCTTGGTTTTTTTGCTTCTGCAATACGTAAGCCACTTAAGAACTTAATGTCTTCAAATGCTTGTTTAGATTCATGTTCTTGGTTTAAGTGCTGGATTAGTTTAGCCGCTAGTGCCGCTTCTTTCTCTCCACCTTCACCATTCTCACCACTAAATTGACGTTTAACGTGTGTAACTACACCGTGTTCGCCTTTGGTCCATGTGCCTTTTTCACGATCATAAAATCCCATGATCATTTTAGCAACATCTTTCATTGAACCTGCACCTTCTTCTGGTTCAATTAATTTGTCTTTAGAATCAGTGTCAGTTGGCTGGATGTTATCTTCGTCAGTGTCATCACCACCTGGCATTTCACCTGGTTTGATAGAACCTGTACGTGCTTGACTACGTAAACGATTTAAGAAATCATCATCATTTTCGCCATCATGATCATCTTTTGGAATACCCATGTCATCTGCTGGTGCCATACGTTTTGGTTGTAGCGCATCGTGTTTGAATAATCTACGTGCAATCATTTCTGCTTTCTCAGGAGCAATACCTACATCATCAATGAGTTCTGAATATAGTTCTGCCCAATCTTTAACTTTACCTTGAGCAACACGATTAGCAGCATCTTTCATCCAACTATGGAAATCTACATCACCATATGATGCATCTTCTTTAGCTGACTTGAAGAATGATTTAACTTGTTGTGGAATTGATTTTTTAGTTAATGGATTCTTTTCAGCATCAGCAGTACGTAGTTTCTTTTCTTTATCAACTACATCTGTACCAATACCTGGATATGTAGCACCTTCTTCCATATCTTCTTCTGCTACCTTTTTGCTTGGCGGATTATTTCTTGCTTGAGCCGCTTTCAATGCTTTTTCTTTTGAGTAGGTTTGTTGAACTTTATGTCCTATGTAACCACCAGCGGCAGCACCAATTGGACCTCCTGCGAGGGCTCCAAGTGTTCCTCCAATAGCTGCTCCAGTAAGACCTTCATCCGCTACACCATAGTCGTGTTCAATGTGGTCGTGCATTTTATCAATGATGTCTTCAAAATCATCATCACCGTGATAACCATAATCACCTGCAATATTATCATACATATCTTGTAAGTGTTCTTGCTCACCTGGTTGTACTTTAGCATGTCCTGCTAGGATATCATAGATATCAATTTTACCACTGTTAATAGCCTGCGCTGTTTGATCGCTTAGACCGTATTTTTTTACTGATTCCATGTCTTCTTCAGCTACACCTACTGCTGGCTCCATTCCTGGTTCAACTTGTTGTGGTTCAACTGGTGCTTCTGGACCTGCCGGTGGTGCTGGTTCCTGCGGTGCAGCAGCAGCCGGAGTTAAATCACCCCAATTAACTTTTTCACCTTCTGGACCCATAAATGTACGGATTGTTTCACGTGCATCTGCATCTGCGCCATTTGGCATAGCGGCTACAGCACGTAGAGCCTTAACTAGAGCAGGATCTTGAATACCTACACCAGCAAGAGCTTGGATTGCTTCATCGTTAGCACCCACTGGTAACTTTTCTTGCACTAAAGGTTCTAATGATTGAATATCTTGATCTGACCATGATTCGCTGATAGTGTCATCGGCCCATGATTCAAATGCTGCAAAATCTTTTTCAGTTTTACGGCGAGCAACATCACTCATGTGATGCACTTTACCCACTGGATCTTTCTTAGGATCGCGTTTTTCCCAATCACCTTCGTGTGACCAAGATTTAACTTTACCTGTTTCAGGATCTTTTTCTACAGTGTCAATAGATTCTTCTGTATGGTCACAAGCACATTTGCTTTCATACATGCCGCACTCTTCACATTTTTCTTCTTGTGCTTCATTGACATATTCTTCTAAATCAACTTCGCCTGCTTCTTGCATGATAGCATGTAACAGTGGAAACATTTCAGATAGGTTTTCATCAAATTGATTGACTGTAAAATTACTCTTGTAACTTTCCATAGTAGCATCATCTAACTCAATAAGGTTATCATCTTTTGGAGCAAATGATTCTGCCCATGATTCATAGTAACCTTGTTTTGCCATACATTCTACATGGTGACGTAATTGTTTTAATTTACCGCCTGCACGTTCAATAATTTCATGTGCATCATCGTTTAATGAGCTATGACGAACTTTACGACCGAAGTCTGAAAGTTTTAATATTTCTTCACAAGTTTTAACAATATGTTTACCTGCATCATCATGTGGATAACCACCGTTGGCCACGTGACGTTGCATAGCACGTGCACCTGGCAAGTAAATGAATGGGAACTTAAAGCGTTCACCTTCTGCATTTTGAATATATAAATTTTTAATTTTACGACTACGTGCGCCTGCCTTTGTAGGATCAATCGCTTCTGAGTGGCGAATAATTAAATCTGTATTTTCTAATTTTCTGTGTGAAGTTTTAGAACTTCCTGTCATTGCTGATTCGTTCATGTTATTTTCCTTAGAGCCATTAGCGGCAAGATATTGAAAGTCAGTCTTATCTAGGTTACCTTTGGTAATATCTCTAGTATCAAATCTCATTAATCTACGTTTAGCAAAGAAACGCATCTCTTTTAAGAAATCATACCATATAGACTGTGTAATGCTATCAGTGCCTTCTGTAATGCCCTGACTGTAATAAATTTTTAAGTTGCCCGTATCGTTGATACTAATACTAACACGTCCAATGTTGTTACCTTCAATAACGAAGTCAAAATCAAAGAATCGTGCTTCAGTTGGATTAACTGTTACGCCACCATTTTCATCACCCATTTGCAGGTTAGTAAAACGGCTACGTACTTTGTCAAATAAATCATTTGCTATTAGTTCAATGGGTTTCATAGTGATATTTATCACAATCCAATGTATATGGGCATAGGAAGAAGTAAGTCTTCGCTGACGTGTTCGTGCATCTTTTCATATACACTAGGATCCCAATCCTGTAGCATCATGATCATGCGTAAATTTAGCAGTAAACTAGCCACTAGATCGTCGTGCTCGCCTGTTTTTGCTTCAAAACTCAACCCTTTGGCTACAAACGCTTTGAGTTGACTAATTAATGGCTTGCTGTAAAGTTTCAGCGTTTTATGTTCAATTAATTGTTTGAGTTTAGCACAGATAGCTATTTTTGCTTTATGAGTAGTGTTAAATCCTTTACGGAAACGGCGGACATGCCCTTTCTTGATGGGCTCACTTAAGAATAGGCCTGGAAATGTTTCCTCACCTAGTTCATTGATAGCAACCAAGGCTGCTTCACCTATGGCATTGTTTTCTACTGAATAATAGATGCTTGGAGTAGCATCGCTAAGTGCGCATTGTTCTTCAATATGTTTGGCTATATCACGTAAGATACGTACTTGTTGCTGTATGGGGGTAGTATTATGATGCCATTCTGCTGTTTGTTCAAAACTTGGAATCTCAATTACTTCTAGCCCGGCATAGTCACCACCTGTACCTAAACTTGGGTCTAAGCTGATAATATAAGTTGCTGCTGGGTTAATCTTTTTGTACCAACGTACCTGACCCATTTTCATAATAGGTTCTTTAGACTCCATGTCTGCGAGACTAATACTGTTGATTAATGTTTCATCAAATACTAAGAATTCGCAATTATGTTCACGACGGAAACGCTCTTCACCAACACGTGACATTTCTTCGTGCATCCACTTGTCGTCACGATCTGGATGCTGATTCCAGATAGCCATATATGGAGCAAATCCATTCTTACCTACATCTTGGTCATTGCCAAATTCGTCTTCACGCTTGTTAGCTTCTTGCCAAATTTGTGCAAATTGATCTTCGTCTGAGTTAGGTGTTGATGTGATAATTGCCTTACCACCAGTTGCTAGTGTAGGTGATATTGAAGTCCAAAACTCGCTGGCTACATTGGGCGGAACAAATGCAAACTCATCACAATATAGTAGTGATAATGACATACCCCGTCCAGTTGTTTCAGTTGTTGTCTGCGCTACAATACGTGATCCGTTATCAAATTCTATACTCTCTTTATTGTAACTTGTGACTCCGCAACGGATATGGTCAGGACAAGTTTCATATGCGTAACGCAACCGTTGCATAATTTCTTTAGCACCTGTGTATTTGTGTGCGGCAATTAGTATAGTACTATCTGGTACAAACATAGCATACCATAATAGATATCCAACCGCTGTGGTTGTTTTACCCATCTGACGTCCTAGCATGTTTACACTGAAGCGATGACTATCGTAACTGTCTAATAATTCTTGCTGATAGTCAAATGCAGCATACTTTATCTTACCTTTGGTAGGATGCTGAATATAGAAAAAATGTTTAAGGAAATAGTGTGGATCACTAGCACAAGTGGAAATATCTACAATATCTTGTTCTGTGAATTTTTGTTTCTTGTTGGCACTCTTAACTAAGTTGCCTTCTTTATTGTTTGCCATATGTTTATTTACTGAAAAAAATAGCACCCGTAGGTGCTATTTGGTATTACTGTATTGTATTAATCGTACTTGTTGTATTTGTCACGCACTTTATCTAAGTCTTTGCCTTCTTTGCCTGCTTTTGCCAGGGCCTTCATACCGTCTTTACCGTATTTTTCATAGCCTTTTGCAGCACGACTCATTGTTTTCTTTTCGCCTTCTGCTACAAATTCTTGATAATCTTTTAATAATTTAGCTGCGATTGATTCATATGGATTGTCGCCTACTCTTTGTTTTAAGCCTTGTGGTTTTGGAGCAACTTGTTTGTTGCCATAATCATGTGGTTCAATTTCTGGTTTTGGAGTATTGTCCCAGTCAGCACTTTCTTCTTCGTGGTCACATGAGCAAGGTTCTTCGTTACATACTGTACAAGGACCTTCTTCTTTTTCACATTCGCAATCAGCTTTGCCGCAGATATTACATGAGCCTTCATCAGTTTCTTCACCGTGTTCGTGACCATGTTCTTCATCAGGTACATTTAATGTATCCATTTTGCCGATTAAGTCTGCCATGCTACCACCTGCTGATTGTGGTGCAGCCATTGGCTCTATTTCTACGTTGTGCGCTGGTTCTAATTCTATTTCACGATGTCCACCAAATGCTGGGTGATCAGAAACTTTACTAACACCTGCTAAATCCATTAAGTCTTTTAGCATGCCTGTAAGTTCTGGACCATTATCTGCATTAATGTTAAGGCTTGCTGATTCTGTTAATGCTTCTGGAGAACCTTCAACATTAGACAAAGTGACTAATGAGTCTTCTTGTTTAATTTTTGTTGTTTCTACATTAGGATTAGTAGCATCTAGCTCGGCTAATCTTTTTAATACATCGATCATTTGCATTTTAATTTTTCCTTATTTTGCCACAGGGCTTTGGTTATTTTGTGGCAAGTCGTTTGTTGTTTGTCCTTTTCCTTCTGTAGGAATAACTTCGCCTTGTTCTTTACGTTTTGCTTTTAAATCATCATTCAATGCTTTTACAAAGCTCGCGTTGTATTTGTCACCATAATAATCGTTGCTGTCAACATTCGGTGATTCTTTATATTCGCTATCATTTAATAGTGCGCCTTCACGTTTTTCCTGTGGTTCTTGATACTCTTCACTTGGTTCACCTGGTTTGCGGACTACGATGCGTTGTTCTAATATTTTTAAACCGTTGCCTAAATAATTTGCTAATTCATGACTTGCCACTGGATAATCAACAACTACTTCGTAGATGTTAACTTCTGAATTTGTTAATCTTGGGAAATCTAAAGGTAATGACTGTACTGGCGTTTTGCCTGCTTTTTTAAATTCAACTACCTGGTATTTTGCCAATAATATTTTAAGTGTGTCTTCTTGTTCAGATGACATATCACCCGCGATCTTAATCTTGAACGGGTATGTTTTTTTGCTTTCTGTTAAGTATTCTTTAAATGACTTCATATTAGTATCCTGTGTATTATTTATTCATATTCTTAAGTTTTTCCAACAAACTATTACGGTCTGTTACTATAAAACCCTTGGCTTCTATTGGATCCTCGTCAGTTGATGCGTTTTTCCTATCTAACCCTAGTTTTTTAAGTTGTAAATCAACCATTTTAAGTTTCTTATCAATCTTAGCACTCTTGGCTTCCACAGCAGTTTTAAGCATGTTTCCAGCTACTTCGAACATACGGCTACCGTATTTTGCTTCAACATTCATACCTAAATCCATTAAATCATCAAATGCTTGTTCTGCTTTGCTGGCCAAGCCATCTAGCTCTAAATCACTCATTGTACCAAGTCCATCTACTTTAGGCAGTGCAGAACTGATTTTATCAAATTCTTCTAGGCTTTGTTGTAGATTAACAATCTCCTGGCTGACTTCTTTAGTTTCCGGAGTAGGCTTAACTAATTCTGCTTCTTCCTTTGCTGGAGGTAAATCTAAAAGAGTTTCGAGTTTTTTTGTCATAATGTTACTTATCTCCTCTTACCACCCATGTGGAAAATATCTGCTTCGCTGATTACACGGAATGCCAAACTATTTTTCTTACACCACTGCCTTGCTACTTGCCATTTAGCCATGTTTTTAATATAGTGTGCTTGGTTGTATTTGTTCTTACCCACTGACTCTAATACTGATTGATTCTGTGGTTTGATTTCCCAAACTTCTGCGTGCTTTTGTTGTTTATTGTCAGTATATACTACGAAAAAGTCTGGAACGTAAACAGTGTGCTTGCCGGTTAAGGGATCACGATATGGTATCTTAATACTCTCACTGGCCCACTGTTGTATGCCTGGATTCTCATCACACATCTTCATCACAGCAAACTCCCAGGATGAACGATAGCGTGGCGTACCTAAACCCACGTACTTCTCAGGGTTTTTAAGATTAAAATGCCCTTGAGCATATTTTAAACTCATGCAACGATATTCCTTGCTACTTCTTGGGCGGGGGTGAACGGGCTTGCTGTTCCGAGACTGCTGGTTTTGTATCTGTTATAGTTTAAGATTTCTGTGATCAAATTACTGAGTTCAATTTGATCTAATCCTTTCAGTGTTTCAATCAATGTAAAAGGATTATATTTGTCTATGGTTGCTTGTTTGATAATCACATACGCCATGCTCTTTGCAGCATTTTCACCAAACCCTCTAGTAGTAAAGAATCCTGTCATAGCATCATATGTAGCTGCATCAACATTTAATGGTGCTGATGTATAAGCATCAAATATTTTTAATGTGTTGGCTGAACTATCAGTGGTTGTAGGTTGTGGTAGATTATTATAGTATGTTGTCATGGCGTCTTTTAAAATTGTATGTCGTTAACCGGAGTTGATGAACTTTCAATAGCAGGTATATCTGATGTTGCATCTGTGCTAGTATCTACACTGCTTGACCCACTATTAGCATTACGTGCGGCATCTAATAGTCCAGAAAGTCGTTGATACTCTGCTTGATATTTTGCATCAACTTGATTACTTAAATCCGTTGAAGCACTGACTGCTGCTTCTAAGTCAGATTTGATAGCATTGGCTTCTTCGTCTGATCCTGCGGCAGCAATTAATGTATTTGCTTCATCAAAGTCTGGCACAGTTGTAGCAGCAAATTGAACATCTGAGGACCACGAGAATTGTAAATTATCCAACGCTGATTGTATTTCTTCTTCAGTGTTACCTCCATCTACTGATGCAACATATGGTTGTGCATACTCACCTTCTAACGGTGCTGCTGGTGTAAAGTATGATCCAGGTGATGCACCACCACTACTTGAAGTATCATCACTTGATGAACCTGTAGGATTACTTGCTTGTACTGCGGCTAATTTCTGTGCTAGTGAATCGCTTAGTGCTGTGTTTGCTGCTGATGGATCTGATGATATCAGTGCTGAACTAACTGGACTATTAATAGGGGTTGGACCAAAGTCTTGTCCAACAGCAGCGGCTGTGATCACCGACACCGGTGTTCCTAGAAACTCTCCTGCTGTGGCATAGTTTGATCCTTTGTTTAGATTTAAATTAACTCCTAGACCATTTAGTCCGCCTTGTCCTGCCTTACGTAAAGCATTATTCAATATAGAATATCCTTCTGCTTTGATGCTATCTAAATTTACACCTTTTACGTTACGAGCTAGATTACCCGCTTTGATAATACTGCTTAGTGGATTCGTTTTTGCACCAGGATTAGTAGTTCCGCTAACATCACCAAACAACTCCAGTCCACCTTGAACAACACCGCCTGGCCCGAATAAACTACTGTTACCACCACCTGCTAGACTTAATGGGCTTGGACTTGTGTCATAATGGAATGTAGCGAATCCTGTAGGCGTATCTTTGCTCACTCTTCCTGCACCATAGAATACTCCTTCATATTGAAGTTGCATTCTGCTTTCAGATGTTTTTGCACCTTGTGATTGATCCATTTTATCATGTTCCCACGATTGGATGATGGGATTTACTAATTGGAAGCTAGTGAATACTTTTCTGTTTAATTGATAGATTGTAACTGATCTAAAAAACGGTGCTACTACTAATTGTGAATTCAAACCAAAGTTTGTTGGATTAAACAAACCGTTTGGTGGATTATATTGTGTGCCTTTTTGGAAAGCACCCGTTGAATTAGTTTGTGCTGTGCCTATTGGGCCTGATGGGCCTTGTTGTGAATCAGCAAAATAATATCTGTAATAGTTTACCCACATATTGTGTACAACATTCGATTGATCATCGTGCATGTCAAATGACACTGGAGTATATACTATATTTTTTTGTACTACAGTTTTTTTATTGTATTGGTTAACTACTTCTGTCTGTACATTAAATTTTGGTAAGTCAACTGACTTGACTAACATGCCTACTTCGGACACCCGTTGTTGATTAGCCCAGGAAGAATCTGTAATAGCACTTGGATCAATGTCAAATACAACATAATATAGCCACCCTGCTTTAGGGGCTAGTGCATAGGCGCTGTCGAGATATAATCGACTAGCGTGAGCGTAGTCTTTCATATTTCCAAGGTTACCGATACCCAGGGGTTGTAAGTATTTTCCTAATGATGGCATAGTAGTCTTATTTATCTAGAGAAAAAAACCACAAAAAAAGACCTAGTTGCCTAGATCTTTTAATGTTAATCTAATATATTGATTAGCCTGTTGCTAGCGTACGTACTGTACGACCAACGTTTTGACCAATACCAATTGGGTTACCTGAAGCATTAGTTTGAATTGCGTTGTCGTATGTGATTGTCATTGAAATGTCCATAGGATCACTTGATTTATAATCACCACCTTGATAAGTTACTTTATTAATATAGCAACCTTCTAACTCAAAACTTTCTAATACTGTTGGTTCAAATGCGCCGTTACCACCATCTAAGATTTCAACTACCATTGTAAATTTGTAGTCAATACCTGATGCAGCTGATGACTGTTCAAAGAAATCAAATTGTTTCTGAACTTGTTCACCTACTAATTTGCTTACAGCACCTGAAACATCATCACGTACTACTAATGTGACATCTGCCCATGTATGTTTACCTGCCATTCTAACCTTACTGTTGTACACATCTAAAGTAATCATTTCAAATGATACTTCAGGACGTGTTACTGTCATCACTTGTTTAGTAATTTCAGTGCTTGGTGATGTAACACCAAAGCCTTGTAAACTTACTCTAAAGCGATATTTCAGCTTAGGCATCAACAAGCCTTGACTTGATGAACTCTGACCTGCTGGTAATGGAACTGTTAATTTGCTTAAACTTGCTACTGCCATGTTATACTCCTTGTCCTATAATATTTACCATCTTATGCTAGAGTGTAAGTTCCAGCCTTGATTGCGCCAGTATTAACTAAACGTACTGGAATGTAGATAAACTCTACTGCTTTAACTGGTTCAATAGCAACGTCTACCCATAATTCAGAACGGTCAATTCTTGCTGCTGTGTTATTTGATTCATCACATACTACGATGAAGTCATATAAAGCACGTTGTCCAACAAGTTCTAATAATAGACTTTGAACTGCGTTCTTAATTTCATTACGTGTAATCTTGTCATTTGGTTCAAACAAGAATGGTTTAGCTAAAATATCTAATTGTCTACGTAAGTAGCAAACTAAACGAGCTACGTTAATACGATCTAATGCGCTAGCAGCGTTAGCACGTGTATATTGACCAAAGTTAACAATACCAGCGCCAGTTAATGTAGCGATTGGATTGATTTTAACTGAAGCCATTACATCACGTAGGCTAGTTGGAAGTGCAGCAGCTTTGAACTCACCGTCTTGTAGGTAACCTACTGAAGTAGCATTGTCAACTACACCACGACGTATACCTGCTGGTGCAAACCATGGATATGATTTTTGATCGCTTACTGCGATTGTTCTTAACATCATGTGGCTTGGTGGAACAACAATGTAATTACCAGCTAGATCGTTTGTGTAACCACTTGGATAGAACTGAGCCATATATTCATTATATGTTACTGCACCGTTATCGTCATTGTCAAATGAGCCATTGCTGTTTAAACCGTAGGCTTTTAATTCTGTGCCTGTTGGTTTTAAGCGGAATGGTGTATCACCAACAACAAACGCTGTTAATCCGCGATCAATATTGAAACTTACTAAATTAGCGATTGCTTCAGTGTAACCTGGGCAAGCGATCAAGTTAAAGTTTAATGTATCTGTATCACGGATAGCTTGATTGCCATCAACTAATGCTTTAAATGATTCTACAACAAATGAACGTTGTGCGTGACGACCAAATGATCCTGAACCGTCTGCTGCGTTTGGACTTACTGAAACCCAACGATCTAAATTGTATGTGTCTAACATGTCTCCTGGCACACGGATATTTTCACCGTTGTTTGCTAAAGGATTGATATAGTCACGTACATATTTCTTAACGTTAAATCCACTGCGACGTAGATTCCATAAACGCATACCACGTGGGTATAGTGCTGGATCTGGTGCATCTGGATCTACATAATTTGAATCACGTAGTGCTGCGATTGTACTTTCTTCTGTTGCAGTACCGTCTGTTGCCCAACGTGCGTCATCAAACAACCATCCTGTTGGACTTGTTTGATCTGTTGTGTCTTGTAATACCCATTGTAGGCTACTACCGTTGTAAACATAAATGTCTTTACCGTAACGTTCTAAGTCTGCTGTGCTGATCCAAACATCACCATTAGCAAGAGCAGTTACGCCATCGCTTTGTAATGTTGGTTGTGTAGCACTTACGATTGGACCATTTGGATCTGAATCTGGGAATGCATTAGCATAACCTGTCCATTTGCTGCCATCGTGTACTAAAATATCAACTTGGTCAAC